GCTAACGCCCATAACAAAACTTTCAGGCACAGCAAAAATACTTCAAGAAAAACTAAGCCATGAATTTGCAACTGGCTGGAAAAAAAGCAATAAGATAATTGAAAAAGATTTAAGCGAAGTACAGCGCGAAGTAACTGGACGCTTTAACGAAAAGTTCCGCGCTATTGTAGAGGACATTTCTTTACACGCAGCTAAAGGCACAATGTCTGAAGATATAAATGAGATGTTAATGTTGTCTTTGCGAAGCAATAAACCTATAGTCAGCGAGAAGCTAGATGACGCTACTGCGCTTGCTGTAAATAAAGCAGCGGGTCAGGTACGCATGTTATATAAAGAAATGGGTGTCGGCCTTAAAGAAATTGGCGTGATTGATGATCTCGTTGACAACTACATTCCTCGTATGTGGGATCGTAAAGCTATTGAAGCCAACCCTGAAAAACTTGCAGAGCTTTTAGAAACTAAAGGCGGCTACGCAAAAGGAACAGGTAAAAAGACTGTTGATGACATGCTAGGCGTTGTAGATCAAATAGATGCTGGTGGAGCAGGTGGACATTTCTTTTCAGCTAAACGAAAACTAAACCAAATTGAAAACGATGCAGACTTTCAAGAGTTTTTAAACAACGATGTTCTAGGATCACTGAATGCCTACACTTTTCAAGCTGGTAAGTCTATTGCAAAGCACCGCGTACTAGGCGTAAACAACTTAGGCGAGTTCCAAAAATTCTGGACAGGCCGTATACAAAGAGAAATGGCTGCTAAAGGCGAAAAGATGTCTGCTTCAGAAGTAGCGCAGATTGATACGCTGTACAGAACAGCCACTGGCGAAGGCATGGAACGCTACGGAAAGAAAATGCAGAACGCTGTAGATACTTACGGTTTTGTTAATCGTGTTTCTATGCTGGGCTTAGCCACACTGTCTAGTTTAACTGAAGTGTTTTTAAACATCAGCAAAGCAGGCGTAAGAAACTCTGCTAAAGGTTTTTCTGAAGCAATGGAGATATCGTTTAAAGGCGTTACTAAAGACTTAGAGTCAACGCTTAAAACAAACAACGGCTTAACAGCTAAAGAAGCATTCTCTGAAATGCGTAAGATGAGTGTAGCAATGGATCAAGCAATGGCTCAACAAGGCAACCGTCTTGCTGGTGATGACTTGATGAATGATTGGATGCAGGATAAAAGCAATAAGTTTTTTAGAATTACGTTGCTAGATCAATGGACAAAGTTTGTTCAAACAACATCTTATGTAAGCGGTAAGAATTTAATCAACGAAAACTTAGAAGCTCTTGCAGCTAACGGCTCACGAAAGTTAGACAGAAAACACGAAAGCATGATAGGTGAGTTGGCTGAGCTAGGTATTGATTATAAGCAAGGCATTGAATGGCTCAAAGCAGGTGCTAAAAAAGACAACGCTTTTTATGACGAACAAGTTTTAAGTGGCGCAGCACGTTACTCTAACTCTGTAGTTCTACAGCCTACAGCGATGTCTGGTTTAAAGCCTTTGCTTTTCTCTAACCCTAAAAGTGCAATACTGTTTCAACTGTTAGGTTATCCAGTAGCGTTTACAAACACTGTAATGAAAGGCGCTGCAAAAGCACTTGTAAAAGACCCTGTACGCAACACACCTAAAATACTTGCAGCAGCTACTCTTATGACAGGTATGGCGCGTTGGACAAACTACGTGCGAAGTGATGGCAAAAGCGAAGAAGGCAAAGACACTGATGAAATTTTATATAACTCTGTAGCTCGTTGGGGCGGTAATGGCATCATGCTTGATAGCTTTAACAGGGCTAGAACATCTTCTATGTACACTAAAAGTGCTTTACCTTACGCAACAATAGCTATGGGGCCAGCAGGCTCAGATGCAATTAGTCTTATGCAACAAGGAATTTTACCTACTGTCGGAGGAAAAGTTCCATTTGTTAGTGGCTCATACTTCGGCAAGCAAATGTTAGGTGAACGAACTGTTAGAGATTATAAAGATGTACTACGTGAACTAGAAGATAGGTATGTGTCAGGAGCACTTGTAAAAGAATTTGATGTTAGTGGAGCTAAAGTAGGCTTTAACAAAGGCGGCGAAGTTCTTGTGCCTAATGCACCTGCTGAGCCTGATGAGCGCATAGACAAAATGACAGGCCAGCCATATAACATTCAAGCTGGTTCTGCATTTATGGACACGACTGATCCCTTTAAAGTTATGATGAACAAGGGTGGCGCAGTTAAACGTAGAAACTATAACGTAGGTGGTTTACTAATTGGTAAGGGCGCTGCGGCAGTTGCAGACTTAGCGGGTGAAACTGCTAATAAAGTCTTCAAAAACTTAGACGGCCTCTTCAACAAAGAAACTGTGCAGAACGCTGCAAACAATATTGATAGACAAATAAATGACCTGAACCTAGACACTGCTAATCCTAAGTTTGCTACATACGTAGACAGCCTTGTAGTTAATAATTTAGAGCCAGACAACTATCGCTCTATTTATGAACTAGAACAAATACCACAGTGGAAAAAAGCTATGGAGAATCAAGATAGTTCTCAGCAAGCAGCTTTGTGGTCAGAGGCGCAGACAGCTTTAGGTATTACAGAGCGCAAACGTGTTGCTTTAGAAAACATTAGGGACTTACAACAAGAGATTGATCCTAATGCAGCTTTAGAGTCTGTTATTCCGAACAGTTTAGGAAACCTCACTACTGCTTACAAGAATGTAAAAGTAGATGTAACTCCTGAAGAGATCGCTAAAGTAAACATAGATGACCTCGACCCTGTTGTGTTGGCTAATACTGAAGATTTTTTGAGACGCACAATACAAGAAAATGATAGCCAAAGTTTATCGGCTAAAGGTCTTGAGGCTGTTGTTGAAAAAACAATCGTTAAGTTAATGGCTTCAGGCGAAGTAGACTTTAGCAAGTTCAACACTCCAAAACTAGATTTTGATATTGGGGTTCCCGGCATAGCCCCTACTAAGCAAAGCATAGAAGCTCGTATTGCAAACTCAGAATACAAAGATTTTGTGTATAGAGGAACAACCAGCTACACAGGCGCAGCACATGATATTGCTTTTGCTTTTGCGCGTGAAACAGGCGTACACACAGGAACTGAAGGACAGGCAACATCAATTCTTATACGTGGTTTACCTCATACTGCTTTAAAAAAGGAGCTAAAAGAACGTATTGATTCTGGAACTTTAACAAGAGAAGAAAAAGCTGCATTCTTTAGCGATCCAGATTTAATTGAAGGTAAGTTTGTACCACAGTTAGATGAAGCTACTGAGATTGTAGACGATGTTCCGCTAGATGTTGGATACTTTGGAAAGTTTGGCGATCCTTTTGAAACAGAAATAAAGCCACTGACTATGAATAGAGGTTACATAAATGTAGAGAAGCCGCTACTTATTGACTCAGATATGGCTGGTTGGGAAGCTGAAAGATTGTTAACTGACGATGGTGGAGGCTTTAGCGAGTTGTTTATGGAACAACTTTTAATAGATGATATAAATCTTACGCCATTTCAAGACAGCATGCTTGATGATTTATATGCAAGAGCAGAATATATTACTGAATCTATGTACACCGAAATATATAATACTGGCGTAGGCACTCAGGCTGCAAGACCTTCTAATGTATATGAAGCTTTAAAAAGCGACTTAATACGCGCAGAGTTTAATATTGATTTCCGTGAGTTTTTACAAGACTTAGGTTACGATTCTATTAAATATAAGAATGTAGTAGAAACAAGCTTAGAAGGCGAGAGTGACTACTCATACATTCTCTTTAACCCTGATCAGTTTATACCTGTAATAAGCAAGCTGCTAGATAGTTCAGATGTACCTGTAAAGAAACGTGGCAAGAATAACCCTAAGAGAAGTAAAAAACAGATTCAAATAGATGGCGAACAAAAAGATTATAGGCGTGGTCTTAGAACTAACTTCTTTTTTGACGCTCCTGCAAGCGATAAAACAAGAAAGTTAAAAGCTTCTCAGATTCCAGAAGGAACAGCTAAATTAAGAGCAGCATTTAAAAAAGCATGGCAAGCAAAAGAAGAAACTTTTAAACTTGAGGGGAAAGAATATATAACTGAAGATTTAATTCAAGAGGGAACCAAAGTTTATAAAGCTACTTTTAATGAAGGTGGTGTAGCTTCTTATGAAATTCAAGCAGGAGACACGCTTTCAAATATTGCTAAGCAACACGGTACAACTTTAGAGCAGCTTGCAGCAGATAATGAGATTACTGATCCTAATATGATTTATGCTGGACGCAGTATTAATGTCCCTGAAGCAGGAAGCTTAGAGCCAGTGCAAGCACCTATAAGCATGCCAGAGCCGCAGCAAGCAGCACCTAGTCCTGCACCTGAGATACAGCCAGCAGCTCCTTCTATACGAGAGCAAGTAGCGTCAGCAACTACAGAAGCGGCAGAGACAGTTACTCAAAGCTTTAAAGATGTTACTACCGCTATTGCAACTAAAACTGCAAGTGTTTCAGGCGCAGCTTCTGAGTTAAGCGATCAGGTCGGGGATGTATTAGCAACTAGAACTAAGAGCGTGGCTGATGCTGCTACTGCTTTAGACTTTGGATCGAGAGGTCGTACCGCAGAGAACACTTCTGGTACTACTAGTGATTCAGGTATTGAAATGTCTGACATTAGAGAAGGGGCTGGAAAGGCTTTAAAAGCTTTGAAGAACTTAGTATCTATAGACGCTGATAAACTTAGAGCTGCTGTTGCTGCTCCTGAGACAGACATATCAGACGTTAAGTTGCCAGACTTTAGTTCAGAAGGACGTACCGCAGAGAACACTACAGGCACTACTAATGAACCTGCAAGTGCTCCAATACCTACAATGATTAAACAGTTCTTACACGATGTTACTGGCGGAGATAAAAAACTTACTGAAAAAGATTTACTAGCTCCTGAGTTAGAGTTTTTAACTACACGCGCTATTTCTTTAGCTGAAGAGGGGAAGAATAAAATAGAGTATAAAGACTACAATACTGAGGGAGAAGGACAGTCACAATATTCTGATGTAGGTGGTGGTGGTGGCGTGTTTGATTTCTTTACTAAGCTTAACGACCCAGCATATTCAATGAAGACTACTTTAGGTCAGGCCGAAATAAAAACTAACGACAAAGGTGAAACCATTATTGTAGATCAATATAACTTTAATGATAGCGATGGAGCCTTTAGTTTATTGCAGTTCTTAAAAGGAATTAAAAACGCAGGCTTTAGCCCATACGCACAAGCAAGAAACGTTGCTAGAGAGTTGGGCAGCGAAGAAGGTGAAGGCAGCGAAGTAGAAATTAATTTAGGCAAGTTAAATAAAAAAGAATCTAAGGAGTTATTAGCATCACTATGACATCAGAATTTAAATACTTTAAACTCGAAGACTTCAAATGCAAAGAAACAAACGAGAACGAGATTGACCCAGCGTTTGTACACAAGCTAGACCACTTGCGAGAAGCTTGTGGTTTCCCCTTCTACATTACCAGCGGGTACAGAAGTCCGAACCACAGACTAGAAAAGTCTAAACCCAAAGGGCCGGGAACGCATGCACAGGGTATTGCCTGCGATATAGCTGTTAACGGAGGCCGTCAGCGCATGCAGATCGTGCGCCACGCTTGCGCTTTAGGTTTTATCGGCATAGGAGTTGCCAAAGGGTTCGTACATGTGGATATGCGCGATGACCACAAGCCCGTTATGTGGTGTTACTGATGTCTCCTAAAAGACTTGAGCACTCTTCAAAGTACGAAGACTGGGACTTAGACGGTGACGGTATCGTAACAGACGCAGAAATACACCAACATCAAGAGATGTTAGACATAGAGCTGCGCGAAGATAAAGCAGGCACTCAAAAGAAGATGGCATGGGTAGCAATGATTAGTATGTGTATCTACGCTATCCTGCCTCTCTTTCCGTTTATACCGGAAGATCGTTTAGAAACAATAGCTTCACTTTCAGATATGTTATTCCTGTCGCAGGCTTCTGTGGTAGGGCTTTACTTTGGCGCAACAGCTTACATGGCAAGAGGAAAATAATATGTTACAGGCATTGATCGGCCCAGTCACAGGACTGCTCGACAAGTTTATTGAAGACAAAGATGCAAAGAATAAAATTGCATTCGAGCTAACCACCCTTGCAGAGCGACACGCTCAAGAGTTAGCTAAGGGTCAGCTAGAAGTAAACAAGGTAGAAGCGGCACACAAGAATCTATTTGTAGCTGGATGGAGACCAGCAGTCGGTTGGTCATGTTGCTTTGCTCTAGTCTACTCTACGATTCTATCTCCTATTTTAGGCATCTGGTTCACTGTACCCCCTGTTGACAGCTCGTTGTTGACAACAGTGTTGATGGGCATGTTAGGTCTAGGTGCTATGAGAACTGTGGAGAAAACCAAAGGCGTACAACGGGAGAAATAAGATGGCTAAAGCAGCTAAGAAAAAGTCAACAGTCAACGAAGCAGGGAATTACACTCAGCCTGCCCTGCGTAAAAGACTCTTTAAGAAAATCACAGAAGGAACTAAAGGTGGTAAATCGGGGCAGTGGTCTGCGCGTAAAGCTCAGCTACTTGCCAAAGAATATAAAGCAGCAGGAGGAGGTTACAAATGAAAGGTGTTAAGCATTATAAAAAAGACGGTACTGAGCACAAGGGTTCTAGTCACAAGATGTCTGACGGCACTCTACACACTAATAAATCCCACACTAAAACTAGTGTAAAACTATTTCATTTAAAAGATTTGTCTACTAAAGCTAAGGTGAAAGCTACAGGTAAAAAGTAATGGCACTAGCTAAGTCTCAAAAGTCTTTAAAGAAATGGACAGGGCAGAAGTGGACTACGCCTTCCGGTAAACCCAGTGGAAAAACAGGTGAGGTATATGCGCCTGCTAAAGCTATAAAGAAACTTCAGTCTACTGCCGCAGGTACAAAGAAACTGGCTGCTGCCAACAAGAAGAAACGCGCTGCAACTGCTGCTGGAAAGCAATACGCCAGCCACGGCCTACATAAAGGGAAGAATAGAGCATGAGCATTGAATATAGAGGAGAAAGATTTGAAGGTCACAACAAACCTAAGCGTACTCCAAAGCATGCGTCTAAGTCTCACGTAGTTCTTGCGAAAGATGGCGCTGAAATCAAGATGATTCGGTTTGGAGAGCAGGGAGCCAGCACAGCGGGTAAGCCTAAAGCTGGAGAGTCAGATAAGATGAAAGCTAAAAGAGCCAGCTTTAAAGCCCGTCACGGTAAGAACATCAAGAAAGGAAAGATGTCAGCAGCGTACTGGGCTGATAAAGTTAAGTGGTAAGACTAGTATATAGATTGTAGTTCTGTTTCTATATCTTCATGTAAGTCTTCAAGTTTAAGTTTAGCGACTCTAATTATCTGACGCATGAGAATAACATCTTTAGGGCTGAACACTTTAGAAAGGTCTTTATCGGGAATGCCGGACATTTCTGTCACGACATCCCCTTTAGTATTGATAAGGACACTAAAGCTTATAATATTAGCTTCAGACGATTTCACACGCACCACCTACACAGGCTAGTTCTTGAGAACCTGTAGTATTATCTTCCTGTTCAAACTGTTCTAAGTCCTTCCAGTCCACACCTTTCGGCATCGCTGCTACTAGTTCTTTGTACTTCTCAGCAGTGATGTCTTCATACGGAGCTTGTTGATATACATGGTCACTGAATGGCAACAAACTGATACCGCTACACAGGTCAAAGTTATCCCATATCCACTGTGCTATCTGCAAGAACTCGCTGTCCGTATAGTATACAGTGATAGATGGCTTGTGTTCGCACCAGTGATTCTGGTAAGCCTTCCAAAGTGCTAACTGCTCCATAGCTCCTACCTGAGATACGGTCACACTAGACTTAGGAGCCTTTACAGGGAAGCTAAACACAGCAGAAGAAGGACTCATTACATCCTGCTCTACAGGAAACCCTGCTTGATCCATGAACTCTGCAAGTGGGTCTTTCTTATCGCTACGTACTCTGCGAATGTAATACTCAGAGAAGCGAGGATGGATACCACTAGCAGAATCGACAAGCTGAGATACAGTACCGCTAGGCTTAACGCATGTAATAGCCGCAGACTGACTAATGCCGAGCTTAGAAGCCCACTTCTTATTTGTTTCCACACATACATCTCGTACTGCCTCCAACCATACTGCAAGCTTAGGTGAATCACCTTTACTCATAATGGCGTGATCCATAATGCCTGTCATGCTAACACCTAATAGTGCCTCTTCTTCGGTGTTCTTCTTCCAACAGTTCCGTAAGTATCTAAAGTCTGTGAGTGTTGCTTGCAGCGTACCGATGATAGAAGCCATCTCAGCTTTTTCTGTAAGGGTCTCAAGGGTATCGTTTGAACGCACAACAATCTCTGACAGGTTACAGAACTGATTGCTGCGTAGAATGATCTCAGAGCAAGGGTTAGTACCGAAGTCCTGCTCTGCATCTCTACGTCCGTTACGTGCTGCAATCTTCTGTGCTGCTACACGGCTAAAGATACCGCGCTCACCTGCCTTAGACTCATACATGTTCTGCATCTCACCTAAGAAAGCCTCAAAGTCTGGCTTCTCAGTGTACGCTACGCTGTTGTTAGCCAACCTACGATGACCTTCTAGTTCCCACCAGTTACCACTCTTAGCTTTAGCCATGCGAGGATCAGACAGATTAGAGAGGCTGATGAGGGCTGAACGTCTAACACCACCTACAACAACAATGTCTGCAATCTTACATACAACATCATGGCACTCTAAGCTGTTTAACTTACGACCTGCTGCTTTCTGGAATATCTCAATGCAGAAGTGGAACAAATCTACTAGTGGCTCTGGCCCTGATGCACGACCACCAAAGGTTTTAAGTCTTGCACCTGCTGGACGAACCCTGCTGATGTCCCACTGAGGTATCTTACCTGCGTACAGCATAGCAATAAGCTCACGAAACGCAGAAGCCCAGCCAATCTTGCTGTCACTAATTACAATGACGCTGTCTGTCTTGTGGAAGGTCTCAGCTACTACTGGCAACTTAGTAATAAAGTTACGCTCAACGCTAAAGCCTACGCCTGTGCCACACATCAACACATACATCAGCTCATCAAAGCTGCGCGGTGAGTCAATGGCGAGGTAGCTACAGTTGAAACCAGCTACGTTGTCTTTGTCTAACGCTACTCCTGCTGTCATCATGCAGCGCATAGAAGGCATAACGTCTAAGTTATGTATAGCCTTGTAAAGCTTTCCGGCTACCTTGTCATCTATCTGGCCTCGCTCTGTCCAGAAGTCTACATATCTTTGTACTGTTTCTGCCCATGTCTCGCGTCTACCTGCTTCAGGTATCCATCGTGCGTATCTGCTCTTGTGTATAAACTGTTGATACTGATCCATTAGTTATTCTCCTCTATAAAATACTCAGCTATATGACATTCTTCAGACCAACGGTTGATTACTTTAAATGTCCTCTTATTTATTGTGTGTCCTTCCTTTTTTAGTTCGTAGATTCTTGCGGCTAGTCGCGTAATCCCTAAGTCACGAAAAGAATCTAATGTTGTGAGTGTCTTTCCACTTTCTAACCAATCTAATACTCTGTGTGCTTGTGTCATTAGCTATTTTCCTTTAAGTTGAGTGTGCTAGAAAAGCACCTACTCCAAAACATACGGCACAGAATACCACATACATAGCTGCGTGTCTAATAAAATCGTACATCAGTCTTCTTCAATACTGTCTATAAGTTTCTGCAAGTACCACTGAGCTTTCTTTGTGTCCTCTAAAGCTTTTCCCTTATAGGACATCCTCCAAAGATATTTGAGGCAGTTACCTTTTAAGTAACCTTCAAAGGCTTCAACGGACATGCTTGCCTTGATAGCTTCGATACATTCTACACCACCTGCATTATAATGTGCTGGCTTGTTAACGACATCTTCTTCATGTGCTTCTGACATTGCCGCTTCAACGTAACGATTCCATGTTTCTTTTGGTGTTTCCGTTATGGTGTCACGGTGTTTAAATTCTTTATCTCTTATGTTATTCCAGTCTTGAGGTGTTGCGTTATTAATGCTCATTCTCAGGTCTCTTTTTATTTGCTTTCTGTTTATCTTTCTTTAGATGCGAGGCGCTTGTAGATTTTTTAAACTTCTTTTTCCTGTCAAACCTATCACGCCTTTCATCTTTCCTACTTTCATCAGTCATCGAAAGTTTCTCGCTTTTCTGCGTTGATCCAGCTATCGGGGATACTGTCTTCGCTATACCACCTAAAGTCATTAGCACTTGCCCACTCACCGTGACTTCTTTTAGTGCCATCCTTACGCCTCTTAGCTTGAGGCATTGGAGCACTAGGGTTTGCAAAGAGAAACACTAACTCAGTATCTTCAGGTAATGTTTTCTTTATCCAGATATACTTGCTGAACTCAGCGTAGTCCCAGAACCTTCCCTTAGCTTCCAGCAAAATCTTCTTGCCCTCTACCTCTTTAACAAAGTCAGGCTCATACTTATGCTCTATCGTGTACTCTACCTTGTCTGTATGGAAACTCCAGTTGTCTAGTATGCCTGAGTGAAGCTCATACTCCCAGTTAGAATCATAGCCTTTGACTACATCTTTTTCTACTGGTCGTTTGATACGGG